ATACAGAGTCGTATTCAGCTACGTTCGTACAATCGTTTCCATGTACTCCCCAGCATTGCCTAATCACGCTTCACTCCACTGGAACCCATCAACCNCGCCCATTAAAGCGATTGCCGGATTGATTCTTGCGTTCGGGTCATGCGGGAATACGCCAAAGCTTCGGGTTGATTTCTTTTTCTTAATGTCGCTTTCGAGTAAGTGTTCATACACCGTTTTTTCGCAACGATTGTGGTATTTCGCGATCTGCTCAACTGATATGCCGCGCCGATAATCTTCACGCCACCTTTTTACTTCTGCTTTTGTTACTGGATTATTTGCCATTTTATAGCCCATCCGGTAGCGCATCAACAATCATGTTCCATTCCGCTGATTCCTCGGCAGTAGTCGGCCTGTTTTTGCTGTTCGCCTCAATCCTGAATTTAGCATGTCGCAGACACGGCACGCATGCCTCGTTCTTATGCGCGATGTATTTATCGGGGCGTGTTTTCCCTGAGCCTGTTTTTGTTCCGATGATGCAATGCGCTAGTGGGTAACTTTTTCCGCATTCGCATCGTGCGTATTTTACTTTATCCAATTTCATGATGCGCCTCCAATCAATGATATTTGCTTGCTCTTACTGTCCTCAATTTCAAATCTCTGGTCTGCCAATGAAAGATTGATTCTAGCCTGTTTGAAATATGAGTCCTTTAACTCAACACCGATAGCCTTGCGACCAAGTGAAACGGCGCTATATACCTCCGAGCCTACGCCCATAAATGGCGTCAAAACGACTTCGCCAGGATTTGAATATAACTCAACGATTCTGTCGATAACATCCAACTGCAACGGGTGAACGTGCTTCTCGTCATCATCCTCTCTTGAATCACGGAAAGGTAAAACATTATCAATCCGAACATCATCCCATACACTTGATGCATATCTCTGCCAGATATAATGCGAAAGCTTGTTGCTTTTTGGGTCGTTGTGATCTTCAAACTTTGTTTTCAGATGTTCCCATAATTCATCAGCATTCAACTTCGATTCATTCGCATTGTTCCATGCCTGTAATATGTTCGGAAGTATCGGAGTCTCACCAAAATATCNAGTCAGACCTCTATCGTGTGTGACCGGCGTTTTATTATCCCCTTTCTTTGTGAATATCAGCATATAATCAGGCATGGCCGTAAAGCACTGTGTCGAATCTTCAACGATTAGCTTGTGCATCAGACTCTTGACCATTGTTCGCATCCTGACTTTTAGTGGCTCTTTCCATATTGTGATTCTGTTCCTGTACTGGAATCCATATTTATCATGTAATCGGATAATCTCATTCGGAAAATCCCAAAGACGACATGCGTTATCGAACACATCGGTACAATGAACGGCGCTGATTCTGCCCTTCTTAGTTACCCTTGCAATTTCACTTATCAGAAACTCATATTGCTGCAAAAACTGTTCCCTCGTTTCACAGTTTGAAAAATCACGCTCAGAGCTGCTGTATTGGTACAGTCCGCAGAATGGTGGTGAATAAACTGACAGGTCTATCGACTCGTCGCCCAGTTCTGGCAATACCTCCATGCAGTCTGAATTATAAATTGCATGACTGTCTGTAATCACTTGATCTTTTGTTGTACTCATACCATAAACCCCGCCTTTTTTATTTGTTTATCGAACGCTTTTGCTTTGTAATTATACTCCTGGTTCACGTTCCTGACCAGATTTTCATATAAATCTATTGCCTTTTGCTTTTTCTGTTCCAATGCTGTTATTACTCTTTCCTGACCTTCTGAAATCACTATGTCACAAGTTACCGAACTATCTTGTCCGAACCTCCAGAACCGTCTTATGGCTTGGTAGTATTGCTCATAACTCCACGTTGGGAAAAACACGGTATGATTGCAGTGTTGCCAGTTTAGCCCCATCGAAGTCATTTTTGCCTTTGTGATTATCCTCGATATGTTGCCATGTGAAAAATCAAGCAGTATGCCCTCTTTCTTATCAATCGACATTCCGCCAGTTATTTCAACCGCGTCCGGATCCAAACTATTAAGTAGTTCGCTTTCGTCGTTCCTGTTGCACCAATATACAGACGTTTTTCCTTCGGCAAGTTCGACTGCCTTTTCACATCTCTCACTTACCGTTGCCTTTTGCTCGTTCCTTACCTCTGTCATTGATTTCGCTGGCGCTGCCCATAGCGACCCCTGATTACCTGATATCCATACGTCTTCATTCCTGACCGTGCTTGTTTTTGTAATCAATTCCGGCAGTTCATACCTGTCATCTGAGAATCCGATATCCGATGGACGCTTGACCATGATTGACCACTGATTAACCCATGCGAAAAAATCTCGCTCGGCGTGTGGCATTAAGTAAAATTTCTCTCCTATGTTGCGATTGTTTGAATCAACGCTGTTTTGATTGCTTCGGAAAAACCTGCCAAGCATGTCCATATATCCCAACTGACCTAAACATTCAGAGCTGTTTCCTAACTCTGTAAAGTCATTCGGTGAGGGTGTTGCTGAAGCTATAAATCTATACGGAACCTTCTTGATAAAATTCATTATATGGTTCTTCATTTGACCATTAAAGTTTTTCAAAATGCTTGATTCATCCAATATGACACACTCAAAATCAGACGCATTCACCAAATGCAAACGCTCATAGTTTATGATGGTTATTTTACCGCCGATGGTTCCGTCTTTGGAATGATAAACATCATCAATACCAATTTTTTCAGCTTCTTCGACAAACTGGAATGCAACTGCCAACGGAGTCAATATCAAAACATTTCCACCCGTTTCAATTACAACATTCTGAGCAACTGATAATTCAATCAATGTTTTACCAAGACCTGTATCTGCGAATATACCCATGCGTCCCTTCTTTACTGCCCTGTGAATAATCTCACGCTGAAAATCAAAAGCGCATTCAGGCATCCATTTCGATTCAAAGCCAAAGTTGCCGGACATATGCTTTTTGTTTTCAATAAATTCAATGTACTCCATTACTTCTCCCTTTTCTTTCACCCGGCAAACATTATTTATTCTGTGTTCATATATCCAATCAGTAAAACTTATGCTTTCGCTGGTTGTATCAGGTTTATTTATCAATCGTCAAAGATTGCCATATCTTTGNANGCTGTTTGCTCTGCATTATTTATTATTTCTTCCGTTGCCCACTGTTTTGTATTTAGGCAATCCCTGATTGATGGGAACCCATTGAAATCACTTAATCGAATATCATAGATGCATACCCTTTGTTCATTCTCGAATATAACAAAACCACTGTCTTTAGAAATCTTCATTGAATCCTCCATATAAATCCTCGAATAATGTGTATTCACCTGTCCACTTGCACCGCATTTCACCAACATTCCCATTTCTATTCTTTTCGATATACAAACAAGCATTGCCTTCGCTGCTTTGTCCTTCGTCATCATCAAGCCCGTTAAACCTGACTGATTTTTTGTTGGCTTCATCAATAGTCGGGAAAATAATCTGATCTGCGTCAGCCTCAATCGAACCGCATCCGCGAAGGTCGCTCATTTGCGGCCTTCGGTTTGCCCTTGATTCGACGTTTCTGTTCATCTGGACAAGTAGCAATACCGGGCAATTAAGTTCACCTGCAAGCAGCTTAAAATTTCGAGTTGCATATTCTATCTGGTCAATCTTTGAATCACCGCGACTGCCAATCAATCCCATGTGGTCAACAACAAGCATTCCTATCCCATTGTGTACGCGATTGAATCTTCTGGCCTCTGCCATTATGTCATCGACGCTGCGAGCAGTCTTATCGTTCATCCATAGTCCTGATTCGCCAAGTGATGATACGCATCCAGCTAAACTGNTTCGCTCAGCCGAGTTCAATTTACCACTTGCAGCCTTTGACATATCAACACGCGCCTCCATTCCGAAATACCGTAGTGATAGTTGAGTGGCATCCATTTCAAAAGTACAAATTAGTGCTGGCCCTTTCTTTCCAGAATTGCGAGCCATTATTGCAGCAAGAGCTGATTTGCCGGAGCCAGGACGCCCCGAAATAATTATTANCCCGTTCTTTTGCAGCCCTCCGTAGAATCTGTCAAAGGACCGGAAACCTGACGGAATGAAATTTATATTTTCGCCTGACTCCATGGCATCGCAAACTTCCTGCCATGCCTGCTTCATTCCATCCGATATTGATACCCAACCATCCCCAACGGATATGCCGTCAACTGCTTTGTTCACGATATTGTTCGCAGATGCTATGTCCTCGCCTGATTCNATCATCTTATGCGCCTTCACAAGCGACTCCATGACGCGCCTTCTATGGGCTGCAATAATTATACGCTTCGCAATCTTGTCNATGTTGGTCATGGTCGGAGTTGAATTAACAATGTCGGCAAGCATATCACGCGATTCACTGAACTCTGATTCCAAAGATGCTATATCAATCTCGCGCATATCCATCATACGCTTCCATATCTGGCCTAGCCTTGAATCATTGAAGTCTCTTGGTGATACAGTCAACGTAAGATGCTTATCACCACCAAGTATCGCTGAGCCTATCAGCATGCGCTCGTCATAGTTCATTGTGCGCCCCTACTTTCGTACACCGAAATGAATCTGTCTATGTGTGCAGAATCCCTCAAAATCACATTGAAATCATTATATGCTGTATGCCTGTCATTATCCCCCATGTTGAACGGAGTGAGCCTGCATCCAGCAACAGCCTTTTTTATTTGTTTATCCGTGTATCCCTGTTTCAGCCATTTGTTGATTATAGNTTTTCTGTCATTAACTAATCGAGTATTAGGCTTGTCCATTGTTTCCTGCCAAAAAGCAAATATCTGCCGGACTTGTTCGGCATAGGGTTTATTGTTATTTAATGGTTTTGGTTCTGGCTGTGGCTGTGGATAGCTTTCGCTCTGGGTTTCGTCTGGGTTTGCCGCTGGGTTTCCACTGGGTTTTATTTTAGAACCCACTGGGTTTCCACTGGGTTTCTTAGTCGGTCTTCCGCCTTTCTTCCCATTAACTCTAGCTGATTCAATTCGTGGAAGGTCTTTTGCCATTACTTCCAACGATTTACGGTTAAAATATCCGCCATCTTCTTTCACGAAATACTGATCTAATACTGAGTCTATTGCTTCTTGCTCTGATTTTTCAAAAGCCCTGCATATCCTATAAATTGCTTGCTTGTTATTAGGTAGTGGCTTTTCAGTGCCGTAAACATAGTCCAGCATCATATTGTAAGCACCATGCTCTATCATGCTTAGGTGGGCTGTGTCTGATTGATAGTCGCCTATGAATCTCTTATAGAAGTTCATACCAATGTCCACCCGTAGGCGGATTTTCGTTTGCCCGAAATAAGGTCATCGAAAATTTTAGTGGCTGTTGGCTCTTTTCCGCATGGCATGCTTAGAGCTTTAAGTGTTAGGTGAAACTGATGTCCGTCTTTTACTTTGATTTTTAGAACGATGCCGCTAGGCCATTTATAGACTAATCTTGTCATTTTAACTCCTTGTAAGTTGTAGGCTTGGATTAACCAGCAGTACAAGGCAACTGATTAACTTGCGTCCATAAGGAACCAAGCCCGCGTATATTAGCTCAGAATTAGTTTTTCGTCAACTTCCGGCATGGCCTTCTTGTCGAACANGTCTTTGCACTCGCGCGTNAGGGATAGNGATCTGGTNGATTCGTANACCATGCGAAGNAATGCGCGGCGTACTTNTGATGGGGTGGCGTTATTCATCTACTGTAATTTCTCTATACAAAGAGCTTATCATCAAATCAATGTTCGATGAAATAGATAAAATCCTTGTTTTGTTTGGGTCATCCGCGCAATAGCATGAAGATAATATCTCTTGGACTATTCTCAGTTTCGTTAAATCTGTTGCATCAATATACTCTTTTTCTTTCATTTTTCCTCCTGTTTTTCTTTCCATGCGATTCTGTGGCGAAGCTTTATATGCAGCCGCCGGATGTCCTGGAAATGGCCTGCCTTGATGCTGCCAGGGTGCTTCATCCAGTTCCGTATCGAGTTTTCGTGTACGCCAAGCGCAACCGACATTTCTAGCTGCGTCAGGACGGTGTTTATTCTCTTTAGTCGTTTGAGTAAGTAAGTTTCCATGCGGCACATAATACACATGCTGAAAATTAAATCAATAAAAACTTGTTGACATAAGATTTCAAAGGAGTAATGTTCGGGCTGTCAGCAGCGCAGGCAA